ATGGATACTTTTATTACAAAGAATTTCCAGACTACAATAATACAAAAGGCCAAAAACACAATGGCAGAATTTAGTGAAGATCCTGAATTACAGCCAGCAGTACTATTCAACATCTGCGTCCATCTGGAGGTCTGCTATGTAATAAGTGATATGAACTTTCTTGATGAGGAAGGAAAGACATATACAGCATTAGAAGGACAAGGAAAAGAGCAAAATTTGAGACCACAGTATGAAGTGATTGAGGGAATGCCAAGAAACATAGCATGGATGGTTCAAAGATCCTTAGCCCAAGAGCATGGAATAGAGACTCCAAGGTATCTGGCTGATTTATTTGATTATAAAACCAAGAGGTTTATCGAAGTCGGAATAACAAAGGGATTGGCTGATGATTACTTTTGGAAAAAGAAAGAAAAGTTGGGGAATAGCATGGAACTGATGATATTCAGCTACAATCAAGACTACTCGTTAAGTGATGAATCTTCATTGGATGAGGAAGGAAAAGGGAGAGTGCTAAGCAGACTCACAGAACTTCAGGCTGAGTTAAGTTTGAAAAACCTATGGCAAGTTCTAATAGGGGAAGAAGAAATTGAAAAAGGAATTGACTTCAAACTTGGACAAACAATATCTAAACTGAGGAATATATCTGTTCCAGCTGGTTTCTCCAATTTTGAAGGGATGAGAAGTTACATAGACAACATAGACCCTAAAGGAGCAATAGAGAGAAATCTAGCAAGGATGTCTCCCTTAGTATCAGTTACACCCAAAAAGTTGAAATGGGAGGACCTGAGACCCATAGGGCCTCACATTTACAACCATGAGCTACCAGAAGTTCCATATAATGCCTTTCTCCTCATGTCTGATGAGTTGGGGCTGGCCAATATGACTGAAGGAAAGTCCAAGAAACCGAAGACCTTAGCTAAGGAATGTCTAGAAAGGTATTCAACACTACGTGATCAAACTGACCCAATATTGATAATGAAAAGCGAAAAAGCTAACGAAAACTTCTTATGGAGGTTATGGAGGGACTGTGTAAATACAATAAGCAATGAGGAAACAGGCAACGAATTACAGAAAACCAATTATGCCAAGTGGGCCACAGGAGATGGACTAACATACCAAAAAATAATGAAAGAAGTAGCAATAGATGACGAAACGATGTACCAAGAAGAACCCAAAATACCCAATAAATGTAGAGTGGCTGCTTGGGTTCAGGCAGAGATGAATCTACTGAGTACTCTGACAAGTAAAAGGGCCCTGGATCTGCCAGAAATAGGGCCAGATGTAGCACCCGTGGAGCATGTAGGGAGTGAAAGAAGGAAATACTTTGTTAATGAAATCAACTACTGTAAAGCCTCTACAGTTATGATGAAGTATGTACTTTTTCACACTTCATTATTAAATGAAAGCAATGCTAGTATGGGAAAATATAAAGTAATACCAATCACCAACAGAGTGGTAAATGAAAAAGGGGAAAGCTTTGACATGCTTTATGGTCTGGCGGTTAAGGGGCAATCTCATTTGCGGGGGGACACGGATGTTGTAACAGTTGTGACTTTCGAGTTTAGTAGTACAGATCCTAGAGTGGACTCAGGAAAGTGGCCAAAATATACTGTCTTTAAAATTGGCTCCCTATTTGTGAGTGGAAGAGAAAAACCTGTGTACCTATATTGCCGAGTGAATGGTACAAACAAAATCCAAATGAAATGGGGAATGGAAGCTAGAAGATGTCTGCTTCAATCAATGCAACAAATGGAGGCAATTGTTGATCAAGAATCATCGATACAAGGGTATGATATGACCAAAGCTTGTTTCAAGGGAGACAGAGTGAATAATCCCAAAACTTTCAGTATTGGGACTCAGGAAGGCAAACTAGTAAAAGGGTCCTTTGGGAAAGCACTAAGAGTAATATTCACCAAATGTTTGATGCATTATGTATTTGGAAATGCTCAATTGGAGGGGTTTAGTGCCGAATCTAGGAGACTTCTACTGTTAATTCAGGCATTAAAAGACAGGAAGGGCCCTTGGGTATTTGACTTGGAGGGAATGTACTTTGGAGTAGAGGAATGTATTAGTAACAATCCTTGGGTAATACAGAGTGCATACTGGTTTAATGAATGGTTGGGCATTGAAAAAGAAGGAAGTAAAGTGTTAGAATCAATAGATGAAATAATGGATGAATGAACGAAGGGCATAGCGCTCAATTT